CGAGCCGGTCGAGCAGGAGGAGGAGGACCTGGCCGATTACCTCGAGTAGTCCCAAGTTCTCCGGACTTGACCTTCCTCCAGCCCAAAAAAATTATCGGTAACTATTAATAATATGGATCGCAAGGGACTGGCAATTCTGCTTCTGCTCGCAGTCATTCTTTTCCTCCTGTTCGCCCCCAAGGCCAGCGGCTTCTCGGGCGCGGCTCTGTCTGGCTACCCAATGGGCAGCACCCCAGCGAGCGCCGTCTCAGGTGCCATGGTGCCCGCCACTGAATACGAGGGTGACGTGTCATCTGCCAGCCTGATCCCCCGTGAGGTTGTCCAGACCGAGGACTTTGGCCAGTTCAGCCCAGACAAGATTCTGAGCGGTCAGAACTACCTGGACCCCCGCAGCCAGATTGGCTACCCAGAGACTGTCGGCGGCGTTCTGCGCAACGCCAACCAGCAGTTCCGCTCCGAGCCAATCAACCCCCGCACCCCCGTCAGCATCTTCAACCTCAGCACGATCGCCCCCGACACCATGCGCCCCAAGTTTGAGATAAGCCCGGAATATATGTAAGCCGAAGGCTTTATGATGAAAAGTTTGCGTCAAGCTACGCACAAATAACTACTGCGTAGTTACTAAATATGGACTTTAAAGCAGCCATGACCGAGTGGGTAGGTTTAAAGACCCAGTTGGCCGCAGCTCGCAAAGATCTCACCGTTCTAAACCAGCGTGAGAAGGATCTTCGCCAGTTTGTGACGCGTCATATGAAAGAAAACGAGATTGACACCGTAAAGGTTCAGGACAAGGTGAAGGTTAATTTCAAGACAAAAACGATCAAAGGGTCTCTGACCAAGGATGTGATCAAGAAGGGTCTGGGCACATTTTTCGGTGGAAATGAGGCTCAGGTCGAGGGGGCGTTCCAGGCCATTCTGGACGCGGCGCCGACCAAGCAGTCTGATGGCGTCATGGTGACGGGTCTGAAGGCACTTCTCGAGGCTTAGAGCCTTGACGCACTTATATTACAAGTCAAAACCATGGGCCTTAACGACGAGTACTCGCGTGATGCCTACAACTACGACGGCAACGCCTATGACTCCGACGGGTCGGACGATTTCGATACCGAACTCCATCCAGAAGACTGGCAGGACATGTACTCCCAGGAACTCCTCGATGGTTGGATGAAGATCCGTGAATACGCCGAGTCGCGTTACATGACCGTTCGCGCCGCGTACCCGAAGTTCGTCGAGCTCGTTCTCGATTCAAGCCGGTGGCACCAGGAACACGAGTCGGCCCGGTCCCACATCGAGATGTGGAACCTCATCAGCAATCTCCCGGTCATTTCAGACCGTGTCCAGGCTGAGAACTTTTTCGGTTGGGCTGAAAAATATATTGGATATTTGTAAAGATGTTCGACGTTACCGCCCCCAAGGTTCTGATCCCCGCCATTCTGTTCGCCGTGCTGAGCCCAGGCATGCTCCTGTCCCTGCCAGCCGGCTCCGGTCTGCTGGTTCAGGCCGTGTTCCACGCTCTGGTCCTGTCCCTGGTTTACTGGGCGATTGCCAAGTTTGTGCTGAAGATCAGCCTGACCACGGCTGACCTGTTCGTGCCAGCGCTGCTGTTCGTGCTGCTGACCCCAGGTCTGCTGCTGACCATCCCACCCAAGAACGCCGGTCTGTTCATGTCTGGCCAGTCGTCGCCAATGGCTGTGGGCGCGCACACCCTGGTGTTCGCCATGCTGTTCGCCTTCATGCGCGGTCAGTTCCCCCAGTATTATTAAATTAAAATCGTAGAATGGTCCGATGCTTATCCATCGGTCCTGGAGCCATGGGCTTCTTCCTTTATTTAGGAGTTCTATCAAAACTCAAACAAGAAGGCCGGCTTGACGATCTTGAGGAAATCTCAGGTGCGTCAGCCGGTGGCCTCTTGTCCTTTCTGTTTCTCGCGACGAAAGGGGACCTCTCCAAGGTTCTCGATTATTCACTCGGCGTACCCGTGAAACAGATTATGAAACCAAATTTGAAAAACTTCATGAAGAATTATGGTCTCGTATCTCCAAACAAAATTCGAAAGATTCTGTCCGATGCGTGTACTAAATTCATCGGTAGGCCCGACGTCACGTTCGAAGAGTTGTACGCTTGGTACCCCATGAAGTTCCACGTATCCGCCTACTGTGTGGACTTGATGAAGACTGATTATTTTTCTGTGAATTCCACTCCAAAAATGAGCGTCATAGACGCGGTCAGTGCGACCATCGCAATTCCTTTTCTATTTTCAACTGTAAAAATCGGGGAGTGGACATATATCGATGGGGGTGCGGCCGAGACCACGCCCTCGGGGCCCTTTTTGGGACGGACCGACGTCCTCGCCATGAAGCTCGGGTGGTCGCGCCCGGCGCCCGTCACGGACCTCAAGTCTTATGCCACGGGGATTCTCTATTCTACTATGAAATTGAGAGCCGTGTATGAGCTCCCGACTCTCGACCTAGATCTGGGGGATCAGGATGTGTTTGATTTTGGTGCGTCAAATGACGGGAAGCTTCGAATGTTCATGAAGGGTCACGCCACCAATTTTTCTTGACACCTAATAAATGAAGTCCGCTCTGCGTTCCAGCCACGTTCGCCGTGTGACCCGCCGTGTCGTCCGCGTCCGGGCGACCAAGGGCCGCGCCTCATACTCTTACGTTCGCAAGTCGGGCCTAAGCCGCGTGTCGGCCGTTCCCGCAAAGGACGTTGGTGCCGCGGGTAAGAGCACCAAGGTTATCGGTAAGCTCAAGGGTGGCATGCTCACCAAGTACGGGTACCACCCGGTCGAGGCGAAGACCAACCGCCACAAGGCGCTCAGCATGGGCATCAGCAAGGGTGAGAAGCCCCTGGCCGTCATGCGTCGTCTGGTCGCCATCAGCACGCTGACCAAGCGGACCCTGCCCCGCGCGTCCCGCATCTACAAGCAGGACGCCATGTGGATCCGCAGCAAGTACGCCAAGTCTTTCGGACGTCGTTAATTTCTGAGTAAATACAAATGTTACGCTCGGCCAAGTCGTACGTCCTCCCCGAGTGGGCACGTTCCCAGAAACCGGACGCCCGTGCACTCCATTACACAATTCATAACAAAATTCCCGACTGGAATTACGGAAAAATCCTGAAGCGGATAGGGACCCCATCTGCGAATGGCGCCGTCTTTTCCACGAGCCGCGCGAATGTGGTGGTCAAGGTCACCCCTTACTCGGGTAATAGCAACGCTGAAAAGAGATTCCAGACCCTTTTGGGATCACAGGGAATCGCCCCGCGGAGCAGAAACTACAAGGTTATCAATATTAATCGTGAAATGGCGGCCAAGGTTTTCAACAACAGAAAAAATGTGAACAAGATTGCAGTTCACGTGATGAATCACCTGAAACAGAGCCCTACCAACAATTTCATGAGCGTCAACAACTATAAGAATTCTATAGGCGGTAAGATGAATATGCCCACCTACAAAATGATTTACAACAAGGTGATGGCTATGCACCGCCTCGGTGTGTCCCATTCGAATCTTCACTGGGAAAACGCATACGTCATCGTCAACAAGGGCACGGGTCAGGTGAAAAACGTGAAAATTATAGATTTCGGTCGGTCAAAGCACATGGGTGCCAGAACCCGTGCGAGTGCGGCTGAAAACTACGCCCGTCGTGGAACTCCGGGAATTTTCAATGAGAATACTTTTGCGTATTTCAGTGCCGGTAATACAGGACGCCGTTCCAACATCAATATGTTGAAAAACCTGAATATAAACTTTTACAGGGAACTTTCAGGGCGGTAATTTATTTTGTAGTATGTTATTAATGGCTAACGGTAATGCCCCCAATCTTTATGGGGGTCCAAGACAGGCGAATAGAAACGGGTATCTCACTAGATTGAGTAAAAGGATGTTCGGCTCGGCTATGAAAAAAGCGGCTGTAAAAGCGGGATTACCACCTAGTGTGGCGGCGGCTGCAGCAGGCGCCGCCGAAGCCGCTGCGGATTTACAGCAGGGTAAACTCCCTCAATCAGCTTTCCAAAAGTTGCAAGGTAGAAATTGGAGTCTTGGGGGCCTGGCGGGCACCGTCTTAGGACCTAGTATAAGTGGAGGTATTGGTTCTATTAGCACATGGGTATGGTACGTTGCATATATTGGTATGTTTCTGGCCGCTATAGCCACGTCTGTATATTTATATAACACAATTATTGAAAAACGCGCCAAAGCCCGTCTCACTACTGCCCTTGTGCCGATCGCACAAAAGGCGGGAAACACCCTTGCGGCGGCAACAAATCAGACTAGAAATCTGGTAAAAGGAGCTCAAAATGCGGCGGACACCTTGCAGAATGCATTCACTACTACCCAAGAAATTATAAATAATCTAAAAATTGCGCTTTCACAATTGAATAATATAAATAGCGAAGAAGGCAAAAAAATTCAAAGAAAAATTGCGTATTTCATGAAACAGAAAGTAGAAGAACTTGGTGAAATGGGTGAGATATGGCAGGGGGCATCGCGTGTAGCTGGTTCTCTACTTCCAAATGCAGCGGGATTCACCCAAGTTGTTGCGAACGCGACATCTAGAGGCGCGGAGAGAATGCAGGGTCGGCTTAACGCGCCCCCCAGACAAGCGTCGCGTTCTTTATTGAGAAACGCAGCTACATATGCCGCGACGGCAGCAGGAGGACCCGTGGGTGGGATTACAGTAAGAGCTTTACTGTCGAATCGTCCAGCCAACCAGCGCTAAACCCACACAACAGGATCCCAAATCCCGTGGATCGCCGGACCCATTGGATAAAAAGGTTCAATAGACCACTCACCCGTATGACTCAAAAGGTCCATGAGGATATGGAACATGTAAATATTTCTGGCTCTTGAATTTCGAATCAAAATTAGAAACCATAAAGAGTGTGGTAGCTTATAAAAATATGTATACGAGTACCAGTTTTTTATCTCCCGCCAAGGCGTGTTCGGATCCACGAACGCCCCCCCGGGTGACAAAAAAAGTGCCATGGGCAGGTCAGGGGCTATCGCCCAAAAAGCGTCTTCCAACCCTAACTCTCCAAAGTAAAGTCGTGACGTCACCAAGTGTCCTATCCAAAACATCCCTTCTAAAGGATAACATTCCTTTCCAAACAGGGGTCATGGAGTTTGTGCTCCGCAAAACCGCAGATGACATCTGGGCATCACTGGGACCGGGCTACAGCGAGTCTGTGTATCACTGCGCCTTTGAGGTGGCGCTGCGCTCACTTGGCGTGTACTACGAGACGGAGCGCATAGTGCCCGTGTATTACGCAGGTCAGAACGTCGGCCACGTCAGAGCAGATCTCATTGTAGATCGCAAGGCGGTCATAGAGCTCAAGTCGGTAAGTAAGCTTAATGACTCGTACCGAATTCAGACCCAGAATTACCTCCAGCTTTTGGATTTAAGTGAAGGGTACCTCATCAACTTCCCGGACAAGAAGGGGTCTCTGGAGTTTGAAGCCATCACGCGCGACAAACCCGTCACGCCGACCCTAGACCAGATTGATTGTTAATTCAAGTTTTTATAAATTCCCATTGTAATTCATCACAAATTTTCTTCCAAATTTGGTCCTGTACGTAGAGTTTCTCTTTCG